TGCCCGCTTACGCGATCAACGTCAGCGAGAGTCCAGCGATGGGCCACCACTACTTGAACCTTCGCGCCGAACTCTGGTACAAAGCGAAAGCGTGGCTGGAAGGCCGCGATGTGCGGTTGCCGAAAGACGAGTTGCTGAAAACTGAATTGACTACCGTGCGCTACGCCTATACATCTACAGGCAGAGTGAAGATCGAAGCGAAAGCCGATTTGAAGCGCAGAGGTGTTGCGTCACCCGATTCGGCTGATGCGTTCGTTTTGACGTTCGCGTCCGAGGCCGGAACCGCGATGGGTGGACGGGCGGGTGGTCGTATGGGTAAGATTAAACGGAATTTAGTTGGTGTGGTCTAGGGGGTTGGCCCGGTGAGGTGGTGGTCTTGCGGGCTCGCTTAAACAACCATAGCTGTCAGTTCGGCTCCCCTCCCCTTTCGGGGCTACGAACGGTGCCCCTAGGCCCGCCACGCTTGAGGGTGCAATATTAACTTTTTTGGATGCCTAGATATTGGCTTACATAGACGAAGCTGAAACCGAAGCTGGCGTAGGGATGAGCGAATCCGACCTGCAAGCAGTGGTCGGCGCCTATATCTCCGATGCGATCCAATACATAGACGACGACATCAGCCCGACCAGAGCGGAATCCACCAAATATTATCGGGGCGACCCGTTCGGTAACGAGGTCGATGGCCGCTCCCAGGTCGTTAGCCGCGATGTGCGCGATTCCGTGCAAGCTGTGCTGCCGTCCATGATGCGCGTGTTCTTCGGATCAGAGAAGGTGGTCGAGTTCGTGCCACGCACCGCGAACGATATGGCGATGGCCGAACAGGCGACCGACTACCTCAATTACATCATCAAGCAGGACAACGACGCGATAGCAATATTCTACAGCGTGTTCAAGGATGCGCTGATGAATAAGGGCGGCTTCGTCAAATGGTGGTGGGACGATAGCATTGAAGTGCATACCCACAAGTTCGAGGGGCTGGACGAGGGTGCGCTAGGGCTGATCCTGCAAGAAGAAGGCGTCGAAGCCGTGAGCGTCGAAGGGCGCCCGGCGCCCGGTATCCCGCCGGAACAGATGCAGCAGATGGAAGCACAGGGTCAGCCAACCCCACAAATCTATGATGTCGAGATCAAGCGGTCCCGTAAGCGCAACCAAGTCAAGATCGAAACGATGCCGCCCGAAGAATTCTTCGTGGACGCTGCGGCTACCTCACTGGACGATGCGATGGTTGTCGGCCACCGCACGATGTCTACCGTGTCGGATCTCGTCGCGCTCGGCTACGACCGCGATATGCTGGACGATCACTTGTCCGACGAGTTCGCGTTCGTGGACAGTGACGAGTACACGGCCCGCTATTCCAACGCCGATATGCCAGGCCCCGTGTCTGCGTATGAGCGCAAGCGCGTCCTGTATACCGAGGCATGGTGTTACATCGACTACGACGGCGATGGCATAGCAGAACTCAGGCGCGTATGCACGGTCGGCAACAACTACGAGGTCGTGAACAACGAGCCAGTGGATTCGATACCGTTCGCCATGTTCGCTTGCGACCCGGAACCTCACGTTTTCTTCGGCAGCGATATTGCGGATCTGACCAAGGACATCCAGAAGATCAAAAGTGCCGTGTTGCGTGGGATGCTCGATTCACTCTCGTTCGCGCTCTACCCGAGGACGGGCGTGGTCGAGGGCATGGTCAACATAGACGATGTGATGAACCCCGAGGTCGGCTCAATCATCAGAATGCGCCAGCCAGGGATGGTGCAGCAACTCAATGTGCCGTTTCTCGGTAAAGATGCCTTCCCGATGATCCAATATCTCGATAGCATGAAGGAAGCGCGTACCGGCCAGACAGCCGCATCACAGGGGCTCGACCCCGATGTCCTGCAATCGACCACCAAAGCAGCCGTGACCGCCACGATAAAGGGCGCCGAACAGCATCTGGAGATGATGGCGCGATTATTCGCTGACGGCTTCAAGAAAATGTTCAAAGGCGTACTAAAACTCGTTATCACACACCAAGATAAAGAGCGTATCGTCCGGTTGCGCGATGAGTGGGTGCCCATCGACCCCAGGGTATGGGACTCGACTATGTATTGCAGCGTGAACGTAGGGTTGGGCGTGGGCACGACCGACGAGCGACTCGCTGTGCTGAACCAAATCGCGTCACGCCAGACAGAAGCATTGGAGAAGCTAGGCCCGAACAATCCGTTGGTCGGGCTAGGCCAGATTCGCAATACGCTGTCCAAGATGCTCGAGATCAGTGGGTATCCCGACTCAAACCAGTTCTTCAAGCAGGTTCCACTCGACTATGAGCCGCCGCCTCCGCAGCCGCCTAAGCCGTCACCGGAAGAGTTGCTGGCCCAAGCGCAGATGGCCGATATCGAAGCGCGTACCGCTATCGATCAGCAGAAGATCCAGCTTGACGCCATGAAACAGCAGCAGTTGGACGAGCGCGAAAGCGCCAGAATTGCCGGTGACCTGGCGATCAGAGAATTCCAGGCAGAATCGAAATTTGAGAACGATGTCGATATTGAGTTGCTCAAGGCGAGCCTCAAGGAAGGGCTGTGATGGATCTGACCAGCGAACAGAAAGGACGCCGCGCCAAGGAAATCCTTGACGATCCGATATTCGCTGAAATGATCGAAACCACTAGAGCGCATATTCTGACAGAGTGGAATCTGACGGATTTCGATCAGGTGGATGCCCGTGAGAGTCTTTATCATCAGGGCCGCGCCCTTGACGGGATACTGCGTGGGTTGCGAACATTGGTAGCTGATTGGACTATGGATCAGTCGCGCAATAAAAACGAAAAAGGAAGGAAACGATGAGCGAAGCCGGTACGGAAGAAGCTGGCCCACGCTCTATGGGCGAAATTCAAGATGAACTAGCCCAGATGCTCACCGGGACCGAAGAGCAACCCGAAGAGGATTCTTCTCAGGAAGAGCTACCCTCGACGGATTCTTCGGATGTAGGGCAGGAGGATGCCGAGTTAGCCGATGACTCGGTGGTGGATGAGCCGGATGCTGTTGAACCGGATGAATTCTCGGATAGCGATGCGCCTCTGTATGCCGTCACGATTGACGGTGAAACATCAGAGGTTCCGCTTGACGAACTCATTAGCGGATACCAGCGCAAGGCGACCTTCACACAACGGCAGCAGGAGTTGGCCGAAGAGCGAGAAACACTGGCGGCACGAATCCAGAATGTGCCCGTTCAAGAGGCGGCTCTACGGCAGACGTACCAGCAATACCAAGGGGTACTAAGCCAACTCCGTCAGCAGATGGAAGCCGCGAACAAGCCGCCAGACATGGATTGGAACGCTCTCGAACGTGAGAATCCACTTCAGTGGCTGAAGCTCAAAGAATTAGAGCGACAGCGAGACGGCGAGATACAAGCGGTACAAGCCGAACAGGCGCGTATGCAACAACTTCTTGCTGGCGAAAACGACAAGAAACTGCAAGAGCGCCTAGTAGTCGAGCAGGGTCTGGTGTTGGAGAAAATTCCTGAGTGGGCCGATGGCGATCTGCAAGTCGAGGAACAGCGCAAGCTGGTCGAGTTCGGTAAGGCGATTGGGTTCAGCGATCACGAACTCAATACGATTTACGATCACAGGGCATTGGTCGTGTTACGCGATGCGATGCGCTACAACGAACTCACGAACGGCGACAAGATCACTGAGGCCAAATCCAAAATCGGCAGCGTGAAAGGCGGTAATCAAGAGACATCCCGTCGAGTGCGCTCCCGTAAGGCGAAAGCGGCGAGAGCCAAGCTGAAAGCGACCGGCAAGGTCGATGACGCTGCGGCAATCTTCGCTGACATCCTTACGGAATAACCGGAGAGAATCATGGCAGTCATTACGAATACCTTCAATACCTACGAAGCGAAGGGCATTCGGGAGGATCTCAGTAGCCTGATAGCTGATATCAGCCCGACGACAACGCCTTTCCAGAGCAACATCGGGTCCAGGGACGCAGACAACACCTACTTTGAGTGGCAGACGGACAGCCTCGCTACGGCCAGCGCAACGCCCGTGGTCGAGGGTCAGGATCTGTCGTCATTCACGGCAGTCACCCCAACCGTTCGCCTTGGCAATTACTGCCAGATCAACATGGTGGACTTCATCATCTCGGGCACCGAACAGCGTGTGGACAAAGCTGGTCGTGCGTCAGAGATCGGCTACCAGGCGGCGAAAGCTGCGAAGGAACTCAAGCGCAACGTCGAAGTGGCTTGCTTGCTGAACGGCGTTGGTGCGGTTGTCGGCGCGACTGCGACAGCCCGCGTCACTGCTGGGTTCCCGTGCTGGCTGAAAACGAACGAAACTTCCACGAACGTGACCGCGCCCAGTTATTCGGGGTCAACCCCGACGGGTGCGAGCCAGGTGTGGAAGACTTTCGGGACGCCGACGGCGTTTACCGAAGCGATGCTCAAGACCACGATGCAGGAATGCTACGAGAGTGGTGGCGAGCCGTCGATATTGATGGTCGGCCCGTTTAACAAGACCGCCGTCAGCGCCTTCAGTGGCATCGCGTCCAGCCGATACAACGTGGACGGCGCCGAGCCGTCAGTGATCATCGGAGCCGCCGACATCTATGTCAGCGACTTCGGGAATCTGTCCGTTGTGCCGAATCGGTTCTTCACATCGGTGATCGACGCTGGTTCTGGATCGCTGATGAACAACTGGGCGTTCTTGATCGACCCAGACGAGGTGAAAGTCTCGACTCTGCGGCCCTACACCGTCGAGACATTGGCGAAAACCGGGGACGCCGATAAGCGGATGGTTCTCCAAGAGTGGGGGCTTCAAGTGAACAACGAGAAGGCCCACGGTGTGATCGCCGGAATCACCTCGGCGTAGTTCTGCTGGTGGGGTGGGGGCCTCGGCCCCTGCCCCCTAGTGGTACAATCATGTCTACGAGACGAGTGCTGGACTACGATTCAGCTACGGGCATCACGCAGTGGTTTCATTTCGATGAGATCACGGGCGATATCGGGCTGGAAACCCAGCAAGACGTTACAGCGATAATTGAGGGCACGAAGGGCGCCTTCAACCCCGTAGACGAACGTGCGCCCTGGAAAGGTGACGTTCACAAGATCGCGTCGATCCCGATGGTGATCTATCATCAGCTTGCGAAGATATCGAACAACTTCAAGGATCAGCGCGTGATCAGTAAGTGGCTGAACGACAAGGACAACAGGGTGTTCAGAACGAGGCCGGGGAGACTTTAGGTGGCGATCACGACCTACGCGGAATTGCAGACGGCGACCGCGAACTGGCTCGACCGCACCGATCTGACGGCGCGTATCCCAGAATTCATCGAACTCGCTGAAGCGAGCTTCAATCGCGTGATCCGTCAACCTGATATGATCGCGACAGACAACTCGTTTTCACTGTCCTCGCGATACACAACCCTGCCGACCAACACGCTCGAAATCGTCAGGATCGTGGTCGATCTCACGCCCGTCATCGTGCTAGAGTATCTGACGCCCGAAGAGATTTCGGAGCGCAGAATTGTGATGAGCGCGACAGGTAAGCCCTACTATTTCACGACGATTGGCGGTGCGACCAACCAGTTGGAGATTCTGCCGTCGCCCGACTCGACGTACACCGCGTCCATAGTCTATTACACGCGCATAGCCTCACTGAGCGATAGCGCGACATCGAATTGGCTCTTGGCCGCGCACCCTGACATCTATCTGTTCGGCACCTTGGTCGAGGCAGAACCATATCTAAAGAATGACGAGAGAATGCCGATGTGGACTGCTAGGCTCGACAAGGCGCTCAACGCTCTAGGGTTGCAAGGACAGCGGGAGCGCCACACCGCTTCTGGCCTCCGAATGCGCTCACGGGTACTGGGATAAAACATGGCTAATCCGACTACGAATATCGGGATGACCAAGCCCACCGTTGGTGGGTCAACCGATACTTGGGGCACGACGCTCAACGAGAATGTCGTAGACATCATCGACGCGCTTTTCAGCATCAGTGGCACCGATGTCACTATGTCCGACATCACGTTCAACAGCATGAGTATGCAGGAAACGGGTTCCGGCACCGATACTGTCAAGCTACAGGCCCCCAGTGCGGTCACAACCGCTTATACGCTCACAATGCCAGCAGCGGTCGGTTCAACCAACCAAGTGCTGTCTGCCGCAGACGGCTCTGGCACACTCGCCTGGACATCGCCCGAAGTCGGTGACATCACCTCGGTAGCGGATGCTACGAATGGCGGGATGACGGTCACGAACGGGACCGGCCCTGATGTCACGCTCGGGCTGAATTTCAACGATTTGTCAGCCGCTGCGGTCAATGTCGCCAACGATTCTATTGCGATCATCGACGCCGACGATAGCAGCACCAAGAAAGAATCGATTGCCGATCTAGCGACCGCGATGGGGGGCACCGGCCTGACCGGAGCCAGCGGCACGTTGGCCGTGGACGCTGCACAGACCCAGATAACTGCGGTCGGCACTATCGCGACAGGTGTGTGGCAGGGCACCGCTGTTGCCAACGGCTACCTAGCCAACTCGACCGTGAGCTACGGAGGCGTGAGCCTCGCGTTGGGCGCCACGGACGCGACCCCAGCCTTCAATCTCAGTGACGCGACCGCGTATACCGGCGACAGTTCGCTGGTCACTGTCGGCACTGTGGCGTCAGGCACATGGAACGGTTCCACGGTTGCAGTGGCCTATGGCGGCACCGGGGCGACGAGCCTGACCGATGGCGGCATCCTTTTGGGGTCCGGCACCGGGGCAGTGACGGCTACGGCTGTCCTGGCCGATGGCGAGATCCTGATCGGTGACGGCACTACTGATCCCGTCGCGTTGGATGTCGGGAGTTCCACCGCGATCACGATTCTCGGCACGGTCGCGACAGGCGTCTGGAATGGCACTGCATTAGCGACTGCTTATATCGCAGATAATGCGGTAACACTCGCGAAGCTAGAGGATGGCACTCAGGGCGATGTCCTGTATTACGGTGCGTCTGGTGCGCCAACA